TGGACTGTGGGGAGGGGCGCAAGCCCTTCCTCCTTTCCTCATAATTTAAATGGTATCGTACTAGGTACGGTAACATAGGAGAAAAGAATGGCCATAGAGCATAGTGCAATAGTAGATCCCAACCAGCATGAGCCTAAAGGGATAGGAAGTGCTACGGCTGGAGACGTATATGTGTCAGTGGGTGGTGGTACAGGGAGTTGGGTTCCAATCGGTGGCCTTACAAACAGAGTTGTAATAAACCCTACAGAGGGGCCAGCTATTCTATCTGGAACTATTGACTCTTCGGTAGAATACTTCATTGATGGCATTGTAGACATGGGTTCTAATTCTATAGAGATACCCGCAGGCGGTATTAACATCCGTGGCTATAACCTAGGCATCTCTAAGCTAATCTCCACAGCTACCTCGTACACCATGTTCACATCCCCCGTGGGTGGCTCAGGTAACGTACTGGGGCAAGACTTCACAATCGACGTAAGCGGTACAGGCTCACAGGTTTATAACATCGCCAGTCAATCAGGCTTTGATGCTATAGAGTTTGCAAGACTGAACTACGAGAACTGTACGTCCTTAGGTTCCATCGACAACTACAGACAAGGCTTAGAAGAAGGCACAGGCCGCTTCGGTGGCACTCCCTCTTTAACCTTGGTAGGCACATGGGTCGGTGGTTTCCGAGTCACTACATCTATAGTACGTAGCTTAGACTCAGGTATGACAGAGCCTCTCTTTAAGGCAGGCGCAGGGTTCACAATGAGTTCTCGGTTCCTGACAGACATCAATGCCGACCTACCAGCAGGTGCTCCTTTAGCTGACTTTAGTCCATCTAACTTCCCTAATGCCTCCACTGTTCAAATACAGGGTGCCATACTTACTAGGGGTTTTACCGCAGATGCTACAGATAGTTCTATACTCCCCAACCTCTCAGCTACCGATCTCAGCTGCGCGTGGGTTAGGAATGTAGGGCTGCCCAATACGTTTGTGGGTGGGATTATTAAGGTTACAGCCAATACTACGGACACAGCTATATCAGCGACCAGCACACCTTACGATCTAGTGGTAGATACTTGGGCTAACTCTAACCTATCCCACTTCGATACTAAGACTGTCGGTGTTAGTAACAGAGGGTTAAGGAATCTGGGGGTTAACCCTAGGGACTTCAGAGTGTCTGTCAACTTCGAGCTTACTTCTGCTACAGGAGCAGGCGACCAGATTACCCTTCTACTAGAGAAATACACCGATACAGATGTCTTGATTAGTGAAGTAACTAGAAGCACACGTTCTGCTTTAACACTAAGTGGTACTGACAGGGTTATCTTTCACTTTGACGCAGTAACTACATTAGACACAAACGAGTACATTAAGGTTAGAGTACAGAATGAAACAGATACTTCTAATTACGTAGTAACTCCAGATAGCTACATTCTCATTGAGGAGCGATAATGCCTAAGATGACACTGCTTGAGATGACTCAAGACATCCTGTCTGATATGGACAGCGATGAAGTGAACGACATTAACGATACACCTGATAGTCTACAGGTGGCTCAGATCATTCGTAGCTCATTCTATGACATGATCGACAGCAAGGACAGCTGGCCTCACCTACGTACACTGATGGCACTAGATGCCAGTGGTGATACAGCTAAGCCTACACACATGAAGCTCCCTGAGAACGTTAAGAGCTTGCAGGTGTTGAAGTATAACAAGGTTAAGACTGGTGAGACACGCACTAAGTATCAGGACGTACAGTATAAGTACCCTGATGAGTTCTTGCACATAGTTAATGGGTACAACATAGACGATGCTGCTGTACAGGCAGTGACTGACTACTCAGGTGTAGCCATTGCTGTCAAGAACGACCAAGCCCCTACCTACTGGACTAGCTTTGATGACGAGTGGGTGGTGTTTAACAGCTTCGACAGTGCAGTGGACAGTACACTACAAACCAGCAAGAGCCAATGTGTGGCCTTCAGAAGCCCCTCATGGACGCTGGACAACGACTTCATCCCAGACCTACCAGACGAAGCCTTCTCACGGCTATTGGCTGAGGCTAAAGCAGCGTGCTTCTCACGGCTTAAACAGCTGACAGACAACAAGGCGGAACAGCAGGCTCTACGTCAGCGTAACGCTATGTCTCGTAAGAGCTGGAGAGCACACGGTGGTATACGGATGGCCAACTACGCACGATCTAGTAGGAAGGGACGAGGTGGACGTAACCCAGCCCTCACTAATCTAGTAGACATTCAGGACTTATAATGACTAAAGAACTCCAAGCAGTACAGGGGCCACATGGCTACCGAGTACAGTATAATGGTGGTGGTCAGTTGCCCGTTGAATTGAGTGGGCTATACACCTCACGTAAGGAAGCAGACAGAGCAATCGCTGCATACATCCCTAAGAAACGAGTGAGAAAAACTAAGAATGCCTATAGCGAAGAGTAGTATAGAGCGTAACAGTTTTGTCAAGGGTCTTATTACAGAGGCCACTGCGCTTACATTCCCAGAGAATGCAGCCCTAGACCTGAGAAACTTTGAGCTTAACAGGGATGGTAGTATTAAGCGTAGACTTGGTATGGCTATTGAGTCTCTAGGCACTAGCATAGACACTGGACGTACAGCTACGTCGGTGGGTAACTACGCTATCCAGACCTACAAGTGGACTAATGTTAATAATGATTCCACTGTGTCTATTGGCGTGGTGCAGATAGGTGATAGCCTATGGTTCACTGACCTATACTCGGACACACAGTCCACTGGTATGCTTAATAAAGATGCTTCTGGTAATCCACAGCCCTTGATTATGGACACTGCTATCCTGCCTGTACGTATATCAGGTAACGAGCCTATGTCTTTCACCTCTGTTGGCGGTGTGTTGATTGTAGCTAGTAAGGAAATGGACTATCCTGTTTATGTGGAGTACAATAAAGAAGGGTTAGCAACCGTAAGGAACGATACAACAGGTGTTAAGGAAGAAGTAGTTGTCCCTTACTTCACAGGGTCTCCTATAAATATTAAAGTAAGAGACTTGTGGGGTGTTGAAGACAGCTTAGATGTAGATGAAAGACCAACAACACTCACACCACAACATGATTACAATTTAAGAAACCAAGGTTGGTTCGATAACAGAGATCCTACCTTTGTTAGACAAGAGCAGGCTGTAGACGTACCTCTTTACATAGCGTTTCCTTTTTTCTACGTCGATGGAGACGGGAACCCTAGCCCTACCGCTACTATACGAAGCGACTACGGAATGGGGGATAGGTTCAGAGGTACAAGATGGGATCTTATTCAAAAGTACGGCAGTGGCACAACAGGCGCTACTATATACAGAGGCGGTGTAGAAGGACAGTTTGGTTATCCCTCTAATTCTGACCTACGCCCTCTTATAAATACTACAGACGGTAACGGTGATGCAACAACAAGGGTTGCATTAATAAACGAATACACAGCAGGTGTTACAACTCCAGCACCTAAAGGTAGATTTATTATTGATGCCTTTGATAGAGGCTCATCACGATCTTTGAAAGTAGAGAATGCAGGGGTGCTTGCTACTGATTCTGAGCAAGGGAATATTTCAACTATTGCTACGTATGCTAATAGGGTTTTCTACTCAGGCATCCCTAGCAGCATAGACGAGCCTCAAGACCTAAGCCCTGATTACACAGGGTGCTTGTTCTTTACCCAGAGTATACAGAACTTTAAACAGTTTGAGAAATGTCACCAAGAGGCAGACCCTACATCTGAGGATGACTTCGCTCTTGTAGCTACCGACGGTGGGTTCCTGAAGATAGCAGAGGCATCGAACATAGTTAAGTTAGTGGTGGCTCGTGCATCTCTGGTAGTTATAGCAGAAAACGGTGTATGGGAAATCACTGGCCCTGACGGTGTGTTCAAAGCAGATGATTACAGTATCAGTCAGGTAACTAACATCGGGTGTAGTAGCCCAGACAGCGTAGTTGTGGCTGAAGATACAGTGGTATACTGGGCTGAGGGTGGCATATACGCACTAACAGCAGATCAGGTTAGTGGTAAGCTAAATGCTCAGAACATTACAGAGACTACCATTCAGACATTCTTCAACGACATACCTACTGTAGCCAAGCAGTTTGTTAAGGGTAGGTTTGATCCTGTCAACCGTAAGATTACATGGTTGTACTGTGACTCTGACAGCTGTGATGGTGTATTATTCCAGAACAAGTACAACAAAGAGCTGGTGTATGACACAGTGTTACAGGCATTCTACGTCCATGAGATAGGGGATGCCACAGATGGTACATATATCGCTGCATATATAGAGACAGAAAACTTTGTTGTTGTTGACGACGTACAGAATGTAGTTGTTAATGGTGAACAGGTTGTGTCAGCTGGCGAGGATGTGGTAGTAACAGTCCCCACTAGAGGCCGAGGTGAGAGCACCACTAAATACCTTACACTCGCACCTACAGGTACAGGCAGCACGTATGAGTTTAGTTTTGCATTGTACAGAGAAGCTGACTACCTAGACTGGGGGGAGATAGATAGCCCAGCATACCTGATTACAGGCTATGAACTAGGTGGTGAGACTCAGCGTAACAAACAAATACCCTACCTTACTATGCACTTCAACAGAACAGAGAGTGGGTTTGAGGAAGTAGATGGGGAGCTGGAAGCAATCAACCCATCAAGCTGTAAGGTACAGACACGATGGGACTTCGCAGATAGTACCGCCAGTGGTAAGTGGGGTACACAGTTTGAGGCGTACAGACTACGTAGGAATTACATTCCTTCAGGCGTAGGGGATGGCTTCGATTACGGCTACTCCGTAGTTACTACTAAGACCAAGATAAGAGGTAGTGGCGTGGCCGTAAGTTTTAAATTCGAGACAACAGCCGCTAAGGATTGTCAGATTATAGGGTGGGGAATGCCCGTAACAGGTGGCACAGTTGTCTGATAGGCTAGTCATTGTAGAAGAGGATGGCGCTGTACTGTCTGTAGAGATAGCCAGCACTGGTACCGTTATGATGCACTTAGATGCAGGAGATTGTGAGTGGAACCTGTCCATGTACAAGAAGTGGAAGAGAACATGGGCTGGTGTACTGGAAGAGTTCAAGAGAAGAGGGATAGACGAAGTGTTTTCACTAATACCTAAAGACGATAAGATAGAGAGGTTTCAAGTTATGTTCGGGTTGACTCCATTGTTAGAATTTAAAGACAGTACATTGTATAGGAGGATCTTGTAATGGGTCTTGAGACAGCAGCACTAGCAGCAGCAGCGTCTTCTAGCACTGCGGCAGCAGGTACAGCAGCTACAGTAGGTGCTACAGCGGCAGCAGCTGGGGCAGGAGCCTCGGCAGCAGGAGGAGCAGCAGCAGGGATGGCCCTCGGTACTAAGCTAACAATCGCTTCAGGGGCGCTAGGTGCAGCTGGCTCTGTTGCAGGTGTTATGCAGGGGAAGGCCGCAGTTAAGGATCAGATGAGAGCACAGAAGATACAGCAGAAGCAGCAGGCTTACCAGACAAATCGTGAAAGACGTAAGCAATTTGCTGCTGCTCGTCAGTCACAGGCTGAGCTACGTGCTTCGTCCTTTGCACAGGGTACAGCTCAGACATCACGTACCTCTGGTATAAGCGGTAACATCCAGCAACAGGCTGGCACCAATGTAGGGTTCCTCAATCAATCTGAAGGGTTCACTAGTGCCACAGGCGCAAGAAACGTAGCGGCAGCTGGTGCTACAAGCAGGGCTAACACCTTCAATGCACTGGCTGGTCTGGGTTTTCAAGGCGCTCAGTTTGGTGCGAATGCTAAAGGCACAGGCTTGTTTGACAAAACATAAGGACAGACGATGGTAGACATGATAGACACTAGTGATTATAGCGGTGATGAGTTACCACCCTCAGAGGATTTTGCCCCTGAGATGAAAGACTCTAAGCCCGTTATGACTAATGAAGTTGCCAGTGATCTAGCTGGTCAGGCTGCCCTCCTGCAAGGGGGAAGTGACCCTGCTTCTAGCTATGATGTGGTGAAAGAGGAACTTCTAAGAAACGGAGAGAGTCAAGGTGTCGATGAAGTACACACAGCACTGGGGCAGAACCATCAACAGTTGGTGGCAGAGACAGCAGCCCAGCTTGCCTACGATATGTCTGGAAGAGTTGACCCTCACAACCTGTACGAAGTAGCACACACAAGGGTTCGTGACTTTGAACCTAACATGGCAACAGCTATCAGTGAGAACAGTGCTGATACGAACCAGCCTGCCACTAAGACGGCCAAAGCTGTGTTCGATAACTGGATGGAGACAAAGGCAGACGACGACATAGACTACCTAGCTACATTGCAGAGCAAGCTAGACGAGGTGCAAGACGATATAGGTCTTGACTGGGAGACAGCTGGCGGTATGATTGCATCCTTTGGCCCCTTCTATGAGAATGCTCTCATGTTTAAGCTAGGCCAAGAGTTCTTAGGTGGTGGTAAGAAAGGTCTTATTGCGCCAGGAGAGGTGCTTGAAGAGATGCAGCACATGGTGGCTAAGCTACCTCCTCCTGAAAAGGTTGAGATGTTTGACACCATCAATGAATACCTTAAAGAGAATGCTGGCCTAGTGTTTGGTGGCAATGACTTCATGCGTGTCAACACAATGATAAGCCTGTTCAATGATGAGGTTGCTAACTCAGATCCTATGGATGTTGATTGGGACAGATGGATGATGGATCTTGGCGGTGCTATGGAAGCAGCCATGTTCCTAGTACCTGCTGCTGCTGGTATAAACAGAGTGTTCAAGGCATCACGAGCTAACTCTACCTTTCAAAGAATAGTAGACACCAACCCTACCAAGGCAGGCGAGCTTGCAGTAACGCTGCTTAAAGACCAAGCTAAGCTAGAAGCCATAGGTGAGACAGTAGACTCCTTGACTGCCAAGTATGTGCTGCCTAAGGATGCTACGTGGAAGACAGCTTCTACTCCTGAGCAGGTGAGAGAGGCTTTCTTAGGGGCAGACAAGCAGCTTGATGAAGTGTTTGAAGCATCGTCAAGGGTTGACGCTTACGTAGGACAGGAGGGTATAGCCCTAGCTGAGGACATGCGTACAGCACTGAAGAATGTCAACGGTGGTAATGTACGTGTAGCAGATACAGCCCTATGGCAGACAAACAAAGGATGGAAGGTAAGAGCTGTCATAGCAGACAGTGAAGAGGGAGGCTGGGACACACTAGAGGCAGCACAAGAAGCTAACAAGAATATGTTTGATGGCAAGGGTACTGTTGTATCTCGTGCTGGCAAAGGGGACGAGCTGTCAGAAGGTACAGAGAATCCTACAGAGTTCTTTATTAACGTAGAGAACGAGGCTGATGTGGTGTTCACTGATGACAACTACGGGATTGTTATAAACAAGTCATTAGGCTGGGCAAGAAGTGCAGTAACAGATCCAGATACACAGTTTGCAGCATCTATAACTCACAAGGGCAATGCCGTATTCGATCAGTATAAGCTGATGGAGAAAGGTCTTGAGTCTAAGTTTGTCCCACTATCTAAGCTAAACAACAGTGGAAGGATGTTTGTCAGTAAGATACTGTCTCGTGGGCTACAGCAAGAGAGAGCATACTCACCCAAGGTTATACGAAGACTTGCTAAGGGTGGTGGCTTCTCTGATACTGAGGCTAACAAACTAGTCAATGCCTATAAAGAAACAAGGAAGGGCTTCGATGCCATGTTCTTGTTAGAGAATCAGATACATACTAAGAGCCTTGTTAAAGAAGGGTTCAATGCTACACTGAGGGTAGGTGATGAGACAATAGACTTTGCTAAGCCTTTGTCACAGGCATCAGCATCTGATGTTAAGCGTGTGTACAACCCACGTACCAAGACAGTTGAAGATGCACCTGATCTTGATAAGCTATATGCCAACGGTGAAGAGCTAGTAGAGCTTAAATCTTACGTTCGTGTAGGTGGTGAGCAATCTAAATATGTTATACGTGACAGCAAGGCTGCTCTTGATGAGCTACCTGACATCACCCTTAGCTACAGAGAAGGTTGGCTCCCTACTAGGTATCAAGAGAACTACTTCCTTACAGAAGATTACAAAGTAAGAGAGAACGGTGCACTGGTAGCGAAGACTCGTGTTATAGGTGTTGCTAAGAGTAAGGCTCAGGTAGAACTGTGGGCTGCCAATAAGAATAAGGATGCCAGCGAAGGCGTAACCTACAACTGGAAACATGACCGACAGTTAGATGACAGGGGTGATGACTACACAGCAGAGATTAACAAGGCTAATGGTAAACTGTTCTTCTCTAAGAGAGGGGAGCGGTTGAAGCATGAGGATGGTAGCTTTGCTACAATACAAGACCCTCTTGAGTCTGCTATCAACAGCATCCGTACCGTTGCTAAGCGTACAGCTATGGACGACTTCACTTCAGAGCTGAAGGCTAAGTATGTAAACACATACGGACACCTGACAGGTGGTGAGTTCCGTCCAGCCGTAGCTGTTGATGGTAAGATTACATCTAAGCAGTTGGATAAAGCTGATGCAATGTTTAAGCACATCAACAACATTGAGCAAGTAGGTGGTAGCCCACTGAATGAGAAGATGCACCTTATCAGAACAGCTGAGTGGTTGGACGATCTCAACATAAAGGGATCATCACAGCTGGCACAAGGTGTACGTCATGTGGCTGGTACAGAGTTTGTAGGACAAGGTGTGGTAAGCTGGGTAAGGAGTGTCAACTTTAACCTCAACTTAGGTACTGACCCCTTCCGCCAGATGATACTACAGCCAACTCAACTACTAATGATGTCAGCTCTTGATCCTCTTGGCACTCCACGTAACATCAACAACGGTCGTATTCTAAGCAAGATGGCTGCTGACAGGAACTATGAAGGCTTCCTTAAAGCAACAGATGCAGAGCTTGACACCATAGCTAAGCTAAACCTTATGGAGATGGACGGTAAAGAACTCAGGAAGATGGTCACTGAGTTTCGTGAGTCAGGCTTAGGTCAGGCAGTTACCAGCCACCAACAAGCAAGGGATGCAGCTACACAGATAAAGGTAGCTACTGACAAAGGGTTTGTTAGTAAGGCAGCAAGCGGTGTTATGGCACCAATTAGAGGCGCTCTTGGTGGCTTTGATGTAGCAGGTAAGAGAGTTCCTGGTCTACGCCAAGGCTTTGAACGAGGCGAAGAGATTAACCTTGGTGGTCACTATGTTATAGCACGTAAGCGATGGATGGAACAGAATCCAGGTAAAGATCCAAGCGACCACCTGCTTGAGATAGGAGGCATGGCTCGTGGTCTGTCCCTTAGCATGACAGGTGTTGGTGATCTTGCCTACAGTAATGGTATTGCCTCTGTTCCTATGCAGTATTTTGCTATACGTCACAAGTCTTTGATGGCTCTTACCACTAACCGGAACTTCACCAAGAGTGAGAAGATCCGCATGGCTGCTGGACAGCTTGCTATGTGGGGGCCGGAGGGTTTAGGTCTAGGGTTCGTGGCTAACAGCATGGCAACAGAGATGGGCATACAGCTACCCTCTTGGTTTGAAGATGGTATGATGGAGTCAGGTATTAACGGTGCTCTTAGTGTTGTATCAGGAGAGGACGTTGACCTAGATTGGGCAGGTTCTTTCAGCCTACTAGGTGGTGTGCTTGATGAGAACATTGTAGCTGAGATTGGTAAGATGTTTATAGACGGAAGTGGGGACGTATCAAGACTAGCGTTTGGTGCATCTAAGTCCAACTTTAACAGGCTTGGGAACCTCGGTAACAGCATGATGATACTGGGTAACACCCTCTCTGGTAGTGATTCAGAGGGCAACCTTGATCCTAACCGTCTTGATTACAGAAGCCTTATGGCTGGCATAACAGCTGATGACTTCCTTAGTATAGCATCCTCGTACAACAGGATGGCTCAGGCTAAGATGATGGTCAAGAGTGGGTACTGGTCTGACACAGTGGGCAGGGATATACTACCAGCCACTGCATTAGAGGCAGGCTTCAAAGGTTTCTTAGGGTTGAGCAGCAACAAGGTAGAGGCGTTACGTACACTACAAGAAGCCACTACACCTAAGAGTCAGTTCGGTACGGATGAGCTACGGGAGACTGTTGACGACTACTACCGCATTGCATTGCGTATAACTAAGGACTCACTTGATTCATTAGAGGCGGGTACTCCTTATGAAGAAGCTCTGACTAGGAACCAAGCACTGCTTGCTGCTAACAACATAATGATTGCTAACCTTGGCCCTGATGCAGACGAAGCTATGGATATGCTAAGGAAGAAGATGGCAAACAATGTAGGGAAGAACAAGAAGGATGAGCTACTAGATAAGATAACCAAGTTCAACGCCTACAAGCCTGACCTTAACCCTGTTGAGTTTGCTAAGCAGCAAGGGCTAATGTCAGAACAAGAGTACGAAAACTACATCACTTTATATAACAGATTTTGGGAGCCTAAATCATAATGGCAGCTTCAGACTTTACACTACCAGAACCAGATACTCGTCACATGCGTCCAGAGCGAGGGGTTGTTGACAGCTCAACAGCTCAGGCTATACAAGGCATAGGCGAGATAGCTTCCTTTGCTGGCGGCATGGCCTTAGAAGCCAACAAGACCAAGAGGGTCGGTGCTTTGCAAGAGGACTTAGCAGAGCTAGAGAGCGAGGTGTTATCTCAGAGCGACCAGAAGCAAGTGGACGACTTCGGCAGGAAGATAGACAAGGTAGGTCTTGCTGGTAAGCAGCTTGGTAAGGAGAGCCAGTACAGGGTACGTGCTGAGGCTATCCTTAAAGAGCACATGACTGCTGCACCTGCACTGTCTCAAGAGTTTAGGGCAAGAGCCAGTGAGACACTAGGCTTCAACCCTATAGGCAGTGAGGTGGCTGCCTTCTATGATGAGCAAGCACAGGCTGCTGCTGCTGACGCTGCTCACCAGAAGCAGATAATGGCTATGGGTGTTGCTAATAACATACACCCTAGCAGGGTGTTCACCCCAGAAGGTCAGGCAGAGCTTAACTTTATCCTTTCTCAGAAGAGGAAGGTTGCAGAGATTGAGCGAGGAAAGGTTCTTAAAGCTGATGCTGTAGGTGCATTAACAACTACTATGTTTGTTGATACAACTGCAACTATTAACAAAGCTGTTGGTGAAATCTGGCAGGGTAAGGGTATAGAAGACCTAACCCAGAAAGATGTACTGTCAATGGAGGAGGGTGTAAGGACTCAGGCTGTCAACGAGCTTACGAGAATGAAAGCAGGGCTAAGGGCTAGTGCTGTTCAGCAGTTCGGGGCAGGAGATCAAACTAATGCCTCTCTTAAAGCATCTGAGGACTACATAGACTCTGTGTTAGCCTTCCTTGATCCTAACCAAGACAGTACACGAGCACAGAATAAGCTCAAGACTCAGAAGGCTTTGTTCACAAGTGAGCTGTATAAAGATCCTGACATTGTAGCTGCCGCTCTGTTGTTTGATTTGACAGGACAGCAGCCAGTAGGACAGGCTGCGGCAGGTCTTACCACTAAAACCTTGAAGGCAATAGGCAGTGTGGTTAAAGGGCAGCAGGTTGATTACAGCACTGGCAGTGATGGTGGTGCAGCTACCTCATGGATCAACAAACTTCCAAACGAATCAAACGAGGAGGCTACTGCGAGATTCAAGGACACTGTGTCTATAACAGCTGACTGGATGAAGAACGCTAACTATGCTGATGCTGCTCCTAATGAGCAAGCCTTGATGAATAAGTTTGTTACCAACTACACTGATGTATTAGGCCAGACAGGTATCAAACCTAACCAACAACAGGCTATCCTTGAAACACTGACAGACCCAGCAGTGGTTGACTTCATTGTATCATTGCCTGAAGGTGAGGCTCTGTTCAACATAGTGGACAACACACGCACGTATGCAAGGACATCTGCCCTAGCTGCTGCTAAGTTTGGAAGAGAGACACAAGAGAGCTTTGATATACTAGGTGTCAGAGGGCCAGCAAGACGGGCTGGGTTCACCGATCAGATCATAGGTGGTAACACAGTAAATGTAAGTGTCAGGAACGGTGTTGTGTCTGGTAAGAACACTGACCCACGTACCAATGTACTGGCTGCTAAGCTACGAAGAGACTACATCCCTCGTATCAATACATCTATACAGGCTATGGCTGCTATCACTGGTACGTCTATGGAGGAGGCAGCTAAGAATGTGTTCTCTAAAGACCCTTCAGCCTACTCATGGATAGAAGGTGCTGAACAACCACAAGCCTCAGAAGGTGAAGGTCAAGGGCCGACCGTAGAAGAAGAGGGGACATTGTTACAAGATGAAGAAGGTAATATGTTTAGGGTTGTTGATGGGAAGTATGTACGTGAGCAGTGATACACCAGTAGGTAAGCTCACACCTGTAACCGATGCACAGCCTGTTGGTAAGCTGACGGTGGTGGGGCAAGATCAGCCTAAGGGTAAGCTGACAGTGGTGGAGGATGCTGGGTCTGTTGACTGGGGGTTCATTGCTGAGCGTGAGGGTAACAAGCGTGATGTATACGTACCCACTAAGGGTGACAAGGTGCTAGGAACTAGTGGGCCTACAGTTGGTATGGGGATAGATTTAGGTGCTTGGTCAGGAGATAAACTAAGAGAGTTGGGTGTATCAGAGGAGCTGGTAAAAAAGCTGTCACCTTACGGTGGAAAGAAGAAGCAAGAGGCTTTAGATTTTGTCAAGGCCAACCCCTTGTCCCTTAGTAAAGAAGAGACAGATGAGTTGAACAGTAAGGTTAAGTCCAGCATCTTAGATGAGATCAAGACACAGTTCAATAAAGAATCTAAGACTAAGTTTGAAGCCCTGCCATCAGGTAAGCAAACAGCTGTGGCATCAGTGTTCTTCCAATACGGTATGAACAAAGAGAAAAGCACATGGCCTAAGAACTACTGGAGTCAGGTCACGACAGGTGATTGGAAGGGAGCTAAGGCCAACCTTAACAACTTCCAAGATGCCTACGACAGTAGAAGAAAGGCGGAGGCTAAGCTGTTTTGATAGACTCCGCAATCACAGTGGCAACAGAGGCAGAGAAGCTAGGACTGCTAGGCTTCCTGTGCTTGGTTGTGGCTGTCCTAATATGGGTGGTGAGGGTAGTATACAAGGACAGGGAGGCTTGTAACAACGCCCGTATAGAGGATGCCCAACAAAGGGCAGAGATGAACAAAGAACTCGGAGAGTTCAAGGGTAAGCTAGAGATGATGGAGAGCCTCCACATCCAAGCGTTAATAAGAACAAGAGGAGAGGTAGATTGAATTTTATAGAAAGATACGGTGATTTCTGTACTGTTGTATCATTAGCACTAACCGTCCCATTCCTATGTTATTGTATTGAGATAGCCTACCTATGGTGGCCGTCCCTCAAGGACAGCTATAAGAAAGAAGGGGGCAGTGCTGCCTCTGGTAAACTAGCCAAGGGTATATGGATAGGGTTTGTAACAAATTTCTTTGACAACGTATACTGGGGGGTGACATGGCTTGCCTTCTTATTTAAGCTACCTATTGCTGCCGTACTACTAGCAGCTGGGCCATTCTTTAATATCTTCTTCAGACAGATGGGTGGCTTGATTGCTGCTAAGCATCACGTTGATGCAGCTGGTGAGATGTATAGCGAAGGAAGGAAGCTTCATCAGTTATTATATTGGCTAGCTGGTGCAGTGACAGGGGTAGTTCTTTGGTTTAATCTCTAGGAGTACAGCATGGCAGTTGATAAGAGTTTCTTAGAAAGAAAGAAGAGTGATGCTTTAGCGGAGGCCACAGAAGGGCTAGAGGATGAGCTTCGGAGGGTGATTGTAGATGCTATGGAAGCCGAGATACACCCCACCTATATAGTGGGGGCACTCGAATCCGTTAAGTTAGAGCTTCAGGTTGCTCTGTTTCAAGCTATTGATGATGACGAAGAAGAGTAGCTATTCATCTGCATACGCCTCGCTTGTCTCTGGGTTAGGGATAGTGAGCGTCCATTCAGGGGGCAGCTCCTCGTCATCGTCTAGGTAGAGAACCTGGAACTGACGTACTGGCCCCCTCTCAGTGAGGAATGTAACCACATCCTCGTAGCTTTCAAATACATATCCTTCCATAATCATCTCCTACAGTTCGCATGATGAGCCAGTACAAGCTAATGTCTGCGCTCCTATGGTGTTGTCCCCGTTCTCCATACCATCTAGTAAGCCCCAGTCTAAAGTCTCTGGCATGTCCTTACAGAAAGCCTCATAGGCATCCCTGTCTATAGCCTCGTAAGGTGCTTGCTGGTACACATGATCTGTACGTGGCAACAGGCTCACTCCGCTACACTTGTCCAGCTTATCCCATATCCACTGACCGATAGATAAGAACTCATCATCGCTGTAGTAGACAGTGACTGACGGCTTGTGTTCACACCAGCTATCTTGGTACACCTCCCACAACTCCAGCTGACTCAAGGCTGTCTGCTCATCCACTGTGACAGCACCATCGGGTGCCTTCATAGGGAAGCTGAACACCACAGTCTCAGGGTTCATAACGTCCTGCTCCCAAGGTACACCTGCCTCAATTAAGAAGGCAGTGACAGGATCTTTCAGGTCGTTACGTACACGCCTGATGTAGTAGTCACTGAACCTAGCATGAATGCCTGATGCACTGTCCACCAGCTGAGACACAGTACCACTAGGCTTGACACAAGTGATGGCTGTACTCTGCTCAATGCCTAGCTTCTCAGCCCACTCCTTGTTAGTGTCTACAGCTGTCTGCTTCAGCTTCTCCAATGTCTTAGCAAGGTTAGGCTGGTTAGGGTGGTCAAAGGCTGTACCCTTAGTCTCCTTACCGCTGAGGATAGCATGATCCATGATCCCTGTCAGTGACACACCTAGCAGTCTCTCCTCCTCAGTGTTACGCTTCCACACAGCACGTACATAATCGAAGTCAGTGAGTGTAGACTGTAGCGTACCAAGGATAGCAGCTACACGTACCTTACGGTTTAAATCCTCGAACGTATCGGTACTCCTAACCACCACTTCAGACAAATTACAAACCTGAGCACTACGTAGTATGATCTCAGAGCATGGGTTAGT